TGTCTTGTATAGAGGAGTTTTGAATAGCAGTACTGGCTCCTGCCGAAACAGCAGAGATAAGAGCCGACTGTAAGTCTACCTCACCAGAAGAAACAAGACTAGTAAGCATGTTCATGCCACCTGCTTGTATCGCCGCGTCCGCTATGCTGCTGCCTGTGGATATGAGATCCTGAAAGCTAGTTACTTTATCTTGAACAAAAGAAGTAGCGTCAGTTAGAGCCTGCCCTACTTGGGAGTCTCCCAGTAGATTGCCCATTCCCGCTTCTTGGAAGTAAGAGCCAGCAGCAGATAAGAGAGCTTGGCTTATATCTACGTCCCCTGTAGTAACCATCTGAGTAGCCATGTTCATAATAGAACTAGAAGCAGCAGAAGCTAAAGCAGGAGATAGCCCAGCATTAGTCAAGGCTCCTGTTAGTGTTCCTCCAAGAGGTGCCATCACTATTCCTGCTATGACGCCAATACCTACAGGCACCGCTACGTCTAGAAAGCTAGTGTCTTGTGATGTCTGATACAGATTTCCTGTGGTGCTTTCAAACTTGTGGTATTTCCCTTCTTCGTCTATCCATATTCCTGAGCCGTAGACTCCGGGGTTAGGCTTAGTGATTCCGTACTTCTCAAACAAAGCTGTTTCAGCTAAGGCTGCTTCTCTGTACGCATCCGACGTTTGCCACTTCTCTTCAAGCATACGATCGGCTTCAGCCATGACTTGCTCTTCAGACCAATCAGGGTTCTCCTGAGAGATGCGGATACCTAAGCGTCCGCGCTCCTGATCGGTAGGGCCGAACATGTTACCCTTAAGACCATCAACAGTCTCGTTGAGCGCCTGTACCTCAGCAGAGAACTCAGTCCACTCTTCCATGGACATGCCTAGCTTTTCACCTACGTCGGCGTAGGTCTCTTCAGTGTTCCACTGTGCAGGAGCTAAATCAAGGCCCGTCATTCCTATCTCACGAATTACTTGAGTACCTCCATTAGGGTCTGTGTAAGAATCACCAACACAGTACTGACCTCCATACGCACTGGACATATAAGCGTTAGTACATTGAAGCACTTCTCCGTCTTGTTCTACTTCTACGTAACCGTACTGCCCTGTATTAGGGCCGGGGTCATACGTGCGATCCCCACTATAAGGCACTACCTCGGAAGGAAGGGCTTCAGTATTGTCGCTCAATAGTTCGTTCTCAAGCCCTGTCTCGTCCATTAGGAGTTCTCCATTTCCTTGCTGAATAGCCCACTGATAGGCCCTTGTTTAGCAGACGACTGCTGTGCTCTCATGTACGCATCAGCCCAAGGCGTAGCCTGTGACTGTCCTGCTACCCCAATGCCTGTGTTCACACCAGCCGTAGGCCCTCCCTGAGTGCCGTAGTTTACCGTCTGGAAGTTACGATTACGAACAGGCCCTGCCTCTTGCGTAGGGTTAAACAGCTCCGCCTGAGCAAGAGCCTCGGCGTTCTGTCGCTCGTACTCTCGCTTAGCTAGCTCTGCGTCTATCTCTTCCTGAGTGAACTTAATAGGATCAGTTGTGTTCGGATCTCGTACGTTGCTTACAACACCCATTAATCCGTTGAACATCCCCAGCGGGTTACCGCCTGTCTGGTCTACTGTAGTGGAGCGGTCTTGACCTCCTGCTGGTAGGTTGCCCTTAACATTAGTAGCCGTTCCGTTCCGTATGCCCCCGAAGAAAGCACCCAGACCCCCGACACCTCCAGCACCGCCTGAGGTCTGACCTTTTGTAGGCTCAGTAACGGGTGGCTTATAGGGCTGTTCTGAATTAACCTTTCCCTTAGCCTTAGAAGCTTCTGCCTTAGCAGCGGCAGCCTCAGGAGTATAGGCTCCTACGTTGTTTGTGTACCAGTCAGTCTGTGCTGTGCTGAAAGCATCGTTTGTGTTTGCCCCATTGCCTACGTAGTGGCTTGCTGCCTCTTCCATTGCTTGTTCATGGATGTCCTTAACGTAGTCTCCATGCCCAGCAGCTACGATAGCATCCCTAGTTTCAGGGTTGCGAGTAACCAGTGTCTTGTTGTAGTTAGTATCTCCACTCTTTACTTTGTCCCACAAGTAACGCGATACGCCTTCGGGTCTATCTGAATCAAGGGCAGCGTTCTTAGCTTCCCTAGCCGCTGCCTTAGCTCTCTTATCAGCCAGTCGCTTAGCGTATCTCTCAGCATTAGTAAGACCGTCGGCACCTACTACGTCTCTACCCGTTGCCATCTGAATCCTCCTTAGCTGCTGTGTGGAAGAACAAGGAGTAGACTAATCCCAGCAGTGTGTTGTAGTCAGCTTGACCTACGACTTCACCAGTGTCGGGATGAATCACATCGAACACCTCATTGGAAAGGTAAGTCTCCTGAAGTGTTCGCTTGTACTCCTTCTGTTCTTCATTACCTTCTGAGTCTACTTCAACCCAACTCGTGTGGAAGATTACCTTAGGTACTCCGTTGAGTGGATTCAGTAGCTCTACCCTGTGGGCGTACTCGTAAGTAGAGTACACCTCCACGTCCCTTACTCGGCTTTCGTTATACTTAGGCATTCTTCAGCGCCTCCACTTCAGCCTTCAGAGCTTCAATCATTGCTTGCTGCTCCTGCATGGCCTTGACCAACACAGGCATGATTTGCACGTACTCCATAGCCAGCTTAGTGTCATCAGACTTAGCTGTTTGAACCATTAAATCATCGGAGTCCACATCGTATCCGTCGAGGCATTCACCTGTATCATAGACAGCTTCAGGGACAATACCCTTAGTTGTCTGAGCGCCGAACCCTAGCTGACGCATGGGTGCATCTTGATCGTTGCGGGTGTAGGCGATAGGCTTGAGAGCCATGACAGTATCAAGGCCGTACTCAAAGGAAGGCTCAATGTCCTTCAACCTTTCGTCAGACGTTTGAGTACCTACGACTGTGCCGCCAGATGTACCTATGTGAGACACGGCGCTGCTGATATATAGTGTACCGCTGTTCTGAGACACATATTGCTGCGCAGAACCCGTACCAGCGTTGCTTGAAAGGTTGAGGTAAGTAGACGCGATGCCGCCGCCTCTTGCATATACACCCAGAGAACCAGTGATCCCTGAGTCCTCATGGGTAAGCGCATATCCTGTTTGCCTACCACTAACATCGCCAGTGGAAGTCGTACGTATGAAACAATCGGAGCCTGTTCGCTTCGCTTGTATCGGATACACCCCGCCGTACGTGCTAGTAGTACCAACCAGCAAGCTTCCTGCGGTGTCAAGCTTCATGGCAGGAGTGGAGCCGTTCAGGAATGTGTACTCATGCTGATTGGCGGTATTGGTAGTGATCGAGAAGCCGTTACTGACTCCACCGATTCCACCTATGTTGATGGAGGAAGCCACACCGGAGAGGCTGCTGTTCGCTATGTCACCAGCAGGTGTGAAAGTAGTTGAACCAGATGAGTAGGCGTTGCCGTTGCCTCCGATTACGACGTTTCCTGAGGCGTCGATACGCATACGCTCGCCACTGGCGTTGAATACTAAATCACTACCATCTGAGCCAAGACTTGGACGTACTCCAGTGTTGGCATCGAAGAAAGCTAACAGAGAGTTAGTGCTGCTGCTGATAAGCTCGGCAGGTACGCCCGATGCACTAGACACCGTGAGAGTGCGGTTAGGAGTCTCCGTGCCAATGCCAACTTTCCCCAAGCTGTCGATGGTCATTCTCTTGTTGTAGTTAGCATTGTTGCCTGTAGAGAAGTGCATGTCAGCAGCGAAGGTAGATACGTTTGTCACTGTTATGTCTGCACGATCGAACCCGCCACCAGACCACTTGAGCGCCTTAGAGGTAGTTGTGTTCTGACCATCAGTGGCAAGCGTCAAGTCTCCTGAGGCTTCTAGAGTCATTCGCGTTGCGTTATTAGTCTGAAACTTGAGACTGCCGTTTGTCATAGTCCCCATGACAACACCTTGTGATGCGTCAAGGGCAGCTACTTCAAAGATGGAGTTATTAGAAGTGCCGAAGCTTTGGAGCTGTAGTGATCCGATCTTGTTAGCGCCGTTGCCTTTAACCTTCAGCATGGTGTTGTTGGAGGATAGGTAGCTGTTGCCGCCGCCGCTTGAGGATGTACCAATGCCCACGTTTCCTGAGTCGTCAATAGTCATGCGTGTAGCTGAGGCGGCTGCGTCATAGAAAGCAAACGTAGGGCTACTGGCATTAGCACCGTATTGAATCTGATGAGTCCCATTAGCGCCCTGCATGCTTAGGAATACACCACCTGAGCCAGATGAGAATATAGAGGAGCACGAAGCAGAAGGCTTGTTCACATGAAGAATGGACTCAGGATCATCAGTACCAATGCCCACGTTTCCTGAGGAGTCGATACGCATGCCCTCGTTGAAACCTGCTCCTGTTCTAAACACTAAAGAGCTATCTAAAGCACCATAGATGTCAGCGTACGTGGTTCCGTTCGTTGCATCCTGCCAGCGGATCGCTTTGTCGCGCTCTAGTGCCAGAGAGCCAGTCCCTAGAAAACCTGAAGATACGCCAATGCCCACGTTTCCTGAGTCGTCGAATCGTACGCGCTCAGTTGACGAACCGCCCCCACTAGGTACAGACACCCAGCGCATTGAGTCGGATACATTCTGCATAAGCCAGTCGGTCGTACCAGAGGAGTTGTCTAATCTCATAGCAGGAGCAGCACCTGAAATATGCAGGAACTCACTTGGAGCTGTCTCACCAATGCCCACGTTTTCATTAGCATCAATCGTGATAGCCGTGGACGTAGCGTTGTCGTCGATGCCCTTAGACGTGAAAGCACCGTTTACTGTGAGGTCACTAGTTGTGACACTTCCTAGCGACACAGCGTTAGCAGTCACGCTATCGAACGTAGCTGTACCTGTGAAAGTAGGATTAGAAGAAGGAGCAGCCAATCCGAAGGCGCTCTGGATGGCGGTGAACTCAGTAGTGAACTCAGCGCCCTTAATTACTTTATTCGGGTCGTTCGATGGAAGACTATCTTTTGATCCAAAGTTAGTCGTTGGTGTATACGTAATGGACATAAGAATCTCCGTGTTCTTGTGGAAGCCCACTGTTGGGCAATGGACTTACATAAGAAAGGCCCCCGAAGGGGCCGTTGTGCTTAGACCGTACCAAACAACTTAACGCCTGCTTCTGGGCGATAGATGTGAGTACCGTATAAGGTATCAGCTGTCATCAAGTCAGCCAACCACTCTTGCTTGTATTGAGTCTGGACTCGGACACCCAGCTGCTCTGCAAAGACAATAGCATCTTTGTGGAACAACAGTGAACCCTTCTCGTCAGTGTTCTCAGTAGGCAGGTTAGTGCTTACGTGGATGTCGATACCGTAGAGGCTACCGATAGAACCGGACTCAACAGGCTTACCAGTTACGAAGTCAGTGCTGATGTAGTTAGAAACACCAAGTAACTCTTTCTTCATAGCAGGAGAGATTACCCATACACGGTTGTTCATGGGTACGTTGTTGTCGTCGAGCACCTGAATAGCAGCCCGGAAGCCAGCGTCGTTGAATGCAGAAGCAGCAGTACCAGCAGCAGTCTGTACACCGTCAGCGGTGAACTCCAGCTGTGAGGTAAAGTTAGCGCCCTCAGCAACAATAGCTGTATCTACACGAGTAGCAAGAGCATAGCCTGCGTCTTCGGTGTAGAACTTACGGAGGCTGTTCAGAGCCTGTACGTCTGTGATGTCTTCGATAAGACGTGAGTACTCGTAGTGCTGGTCAATGCTGATGACCAACTCGCCAGTGGTGCCAGCGATTAGATTAACCTGAGTAGACTCAGCCTTAACAGAAGCACTACCACGATCCGGCTTAGGGATGTGGATGGTGTCGCCCTTCTTGCCAACCATAGACATGGCGCGGACAAGAGGCTTAACCACGAGTGACTTCTCATAGACAGCGATGATTTCATCTGACCACAACTCTGGAATGAAAGTTGCAGCAGTCGTGTTTGTTACGTTATTAGTACCTAATGGCATAGTATTCCCTTATTTAACCCTCCCTTCCCGATACGCTTTCATAATCTCCTCAGACATAGCGTCGTACCGTTTGGGATCGGTATTCATTAGTTCGATAATGTCACGTCGTCTGTAGACCTTCCGGCTCTTGCCTTCGGGTGCAGACCGTGACGTTCCTGTTGAGGCTTTCTTAACCGCACTCTTCTGTGCGACCTTCTCAATCTTAGCAGCTTCAGCCACAATTCCTTTAGCTTCCTTGAACAGTGTTAGTAGTTCGTCGGCAGCTGCGTAATCGTAGTTGCTGTCTGCTTGTTGGTATAGACCCTGACGGAACTGGCTTTTGCCTACCCATGATTGGAAATCGGTAGAAGTTAGTATTGTCTTCATGTCGGGGTGCGTAGTCTGTAGCTTAGCTAGAGCTTGGTTCTTAGCCATCTCTACGGCTACAGCTTCTGCCTGTCGTAGCTTAGGGTGGTTCTCAATCGCCTGTGCTACGGCAGCTTTCGGATCGGCAAAGAAGTCAGTATCACTTACCTCTTCAACTTCCGGTGGGGCCTGCTGCGCTTTTACACTAGATTGAACCATCTGGTCAAAGGCTTGGCGTAGTTCGCCTACCTCAGAGGACTGCTGTCCTAGACGCTTCTCTAACTCTTGGTGCATTCGTGCTATGTCCGCAGCGGACTTACCTTGGTACTTATCAGGGAGGTCACTCTCGGGTTGCTCAGGGGATTCAGAAGCCTCAGGGGCTTCCTCAACAGGAGCTACCTGTTCCTCTAAGTCGTCGAATGTGGTTGTCTCTCCAATAATTTCACCATCGGTATCTATCAGTGTTGCCATTATCAAACTCCGGGCCTATTAAGGCTTATCAGATTAAATAAACAAGGGTCACTTGGCTGTGGTTATCCTTGACGTGCTGCCCGTTCATGATCGCGTTTCCACTTCATAGCGGCTCCGGGGAAATCCCCAGATACGCCATCGAGGTGGCACTTAACGGGACTAACTATACGCTCGGCAGGGGAGTCGCAGGCTCCACACCGGAAATCGTCAGACTCCCTACCGAACACTTCAGTTATCTTGTTGCAGCTAGTGCAGCGTGCATCATACAGCCTCCTCATAGGAGTCCTCCGAATCCGCTTCCTGCTGCGCCTCTGCTGCGAGTACAGCGTCTTCCCAGCCAGCAATCTGAGAAAGGGCTTCTACCCTTCCCTTTGCTTTCCAGAAGTCCTCTGCACTCTCTAGCGAAGCAACATGTACGCTATTCAGTCCTACAATTACTTCGTCTTTAAATGCTTTCCATCCGTCTGTTAAGAACAACTCACGGCAATCATCGAAGAATTTAGATTCACTTGTCATCTGCTTTACTCCTGCTGATTGTCTTCTTAGCTTCGAGAGCTTCTAAGCGCTTCTCAAGTGCTGTGTTCTTGTCCATCAATAGCTGTAGGTACTTAGTCGTATTGTCTACTAGCTCGTTGAATTTTCTATCATCTATCACGATTGTCTCTCCTAGAGGTCGTTAGTTACCCGGAGGCCCTTTCAGGTTATCCCCGGTGTTCATCCAGCCGTTAGGCCGCTTTAGGTATATCCACCCATCAGTACCATCTAAGTAGTAGTCATAAAGAATGCCTATGTCCTCAGATGGTACGCCGTTACCCGTGAACCATTTAGTCCCCGGTTCTCCATCAGGCCCTTGTTGTCCCGTCTCACCGGGAGGGCCTGTGTCTCCAGTCTCGCCTTTATCGCCTTTATCGCCAACTTCGCCCTGAACGCCTCCGTTCTTAAGCTCCGTTATTTGTTGCTGGAGGCCGACCAGAAGGGCCTGTATTTGCAGTAGATCCATCTGGTGCTCCTCTGACTAGTTGCTGAACCATCTCTGTCTCAGCCTTGGATTTAGCTCGCTCTACCTCTGTGTCCTGCCTGAGCTGTAGCTCTTGCTCTCTAAGAAGTAGATCACCCATGCGTGCCTTACGCTCGAACGCCTTGGAGTCCTCGTCTTCAGCGTACTTAAGCGCTAGCTCGTCCGGCATCAGTTGAGTCTCTACAGAGTACTTCTCAGCCCTGCTCTTGGACTCAGCAGCCTGACCCTGTAGCAATGCCACCTGACCCTGCTGTATCGCCATCTGAGCTTGATGCTGCTCCTGCTGCTGTTGCTGTGCCTGTTGCTCTGCCTCAGGATTAGGCTGGTTAGCCTGATCTATAGCCTGCATGATCTCTTCTCGGTTAGTCACATTCAAGTGATCTACAATACCCTTGATGATAGCGCCGTGAGCGGGTGACTCCGGTGGGATCATCTGTAGCATCTGAGAGAGTTGTCCTACTTCGTATTCCCTAGCCATAGCCCCTAGTGAGCTAAAGACTTGGAAGCTGTAGTCCTGCACAGGGTAGTTCTCAGGGTCGAACTGCATGTATCGGTACGCTGACTTCTTCACATAGGGAATCAAGAAGTTCTCTTGGAAGTTCACTAGCGTACGTTTCTGTCGCTTGATGACAGCGCCCTGACCCATCGACATGCCTGCTGCCGTTACGTCGTTCTGTACCTGTGGTGTCGAGCTATCAGAAGATCCCGTAGCCTGAGCTACCATCTGCTGTAGCGCAGCACCCTGCTGGAATGTAATAGCATTGAGCTGACCGAAGTTAAACGGCATGATCGCTTGCTTAGGATCACCGTTAGTCAGTAGCATACGACCGGGCCGTACCTCTAGCTTGTGGCCCCGTGGGATGCGTGTAGCGTCCACTGCCATCATGGGGTGTGTCGTGAGTGCTAGTGCGTCGATACGAGCGCGTAGCTCAGCATCTAGAGCCTTCTGGCTCATGTAGCCCTTCTCGCAGACCCCACGTCCCCAGAAGACTGACGGTACGATGTCCCACTGGAAAGCCACAACAGGACGATCCTGACACATATAGGGGTTAGCAATAGCCTTCAGTAGGACGCCCTCGTTGCCTATCACAACAACAGCCTCAACGTAGTGGCCGGGTTCCATGTCCTCTTCGTCTGCGCCTTCTTCTATCAGAAGCTCTCGTGGCACCTTACCGTAGTACTTAGTAAGACGAATACGATCCTTAGGACGTGAGTCTATCTCTGAGTCGAACTCTATCTCTGAGTCCGCTGCTGCGTCACCTACGAACTCCTCGTCCTTGTAGACTCCTTGTTCTTGTAGTTCTTCTACAATGTGGCGACTAACATACTCATCTACCGCACAGCCTATGGCTTCGTCTACGTTAGGTGCTGCTGGGTCAATCAAGAAGTTCTTAGGCTGTACAGGGTTGAGCTTAACGACAGGGCGGTAAGTCTCCTCCACGCCTATCTCATTCATCATCCCATCCATCATGGGCTTAGTCGCTGGCTTGTACACCTTGATCTCGTCGATCACGACCTCACCGATGCCTGTGCCGTACACAGCCGCATTGACCAGAACCTCAGCAATAGAAGACCGCAGGCGTGTTACTGCGAAGTCCTCGTGTAGCTTCTCCCGGAGGTAAGCCACCTGTGTGGGGTCTTGGCCCTGTACGTCGTCCTTGATGTCAAAGACCTTACCGCGTCCGAAGGTAGCTTCTTCTATCTCTGCTACGTTGGACTCAACAGCCTGCGCTAGCGCTGGAGCAATCAACTTAGACCGCTCGCTCTGTCGCTCCTGATCTTGCTTAGACCACTGGTTGCGATAAAGCCTCATGTATTCCTCA